CTTAGGGGCGGCATCCGATACGGTCAAGGAAAAGCTTGGCAACATGAAAGCTGCATATGAGGAACACGGTGGTGGAATCAAAGGTGTGGCAGCCGCAGCTATGGAAGGTGTGAAGGGGTATTTCACATCAGGATACACCTTTATAGACAACCTGACAGGCGGCAAGCTTACGAGTATCAAAAACTCAGTAAGCGAGAAAATGTCCGGAGTTGCGGAGACGGTATCATCCAAGATGTCCGCAGCGAAGGAGTATGCATCAACACAATTATCGGCAATGCAGGCATCTTATGAGTCTCACGGAGGCGGTATCAAGGGTGTGGCAGCCGCAGCTATGACGGGCGTACAGAATACGTTCTCGACAGCATACTCGGCACTGGACACTATGACGGGCGGAAAACTTTCAAGTATCAAAAATACTGTGAGTGAGAAGATGTCCGGGGTTGCAAACGCAGTGTCAACCGGAATGTCGGCAGCCAAGAACTACGCAACAACACAATTATCTGCGATGCAGGCATCCTATCAGTCACATGGTGGGGGCATCAAGGGCATCGTGGCAGCAACAATGACCGGGGTGCAGGGTACCTTCAGTACAGCGTACTCCGCGATCAACACATTAACAGGAGGAAGGCTTGAGAGTGTCCGCTCTACGATTGCTAACAAAATACAGTCAGCGAGAGATACGGTCAACTCCGTGCTTGAAAGCATCAAGTCGGCATTTTCGTCTAAGCTTCAGGCAGCTCATTCAGTAGTGACCGGAGCAATATCACGAATCAGGTCAGCCTTCAATTTCTCGTGGCATTTGCCTAGCCTGAAGCTCCCACACATCAGTGTGAGCGGAGGAGTTGCTCCTTTTGGAATTGGCGGAAAGGGTTCCCTGCCACATTTCTCTATCCAGTGGTACAAGGATGGAGGTATCCTGAACGGAGCTACGATCTTCGGACAGATGGGCGGTAAGATGCTCGGAGGCGGAGAAGCCGGAGCTGAGGCAGTCCTTCCACTTGCCACTCTGTGGACAAAGATGAAGGAAGTTGTCGGCAACGTAGTCAAGGGCGAGAGTGAGGAGAGCAAGTCAGATGTACAGCAGACGGGCGCAAGTATTACAAGCGCATTGACATCCAAGGCTTCAACCTTTAAGCGCGAGAAAGAGACAACCACAACAACAAACAGGGAGACAATAACTACAGAGAGATGGGGAAAGAACGGAAGCATGAGCATCAACAGCATCCACTTCACGGTAGACATCAGCAAGATCAAAGACTTACCATTGCTCTACAAGCTGATAGATGAGCTGAAGGATGCACAGAACCGGACGGATGTACCTGTCAATGCGTAGGAGGTGAAACAAGGTGCTTTATGTAAGAGACAAGGTAGCAAAGCTTGGAAATGTGATACTCGGAGGAGAAGTCACGAGCGTGGAGATCACGGAAGCCGGAAGCGTATATGTAGCACAGGATGAAAAGGGACGGTATAAGAAGTCCCAACCTGTGGGATATGAAAATGGCAAGGTGAACATTGATATCCTGCTTGAAGACATGAGCGGATACTCCACGCTTGCGCAGCTTAGGGATATGCAGAATCTCTTTAAGGGGAACGGGCAGGACAAGCCGAAGCTCCTTCCGATCGTCAACGATGACTGTGCTGCAAGAGGAATCACGCAAGTGTATTTCAAGACCCTGACATCCAAGAAAGTGATCTCAGAAAGTAAGAGAATCGCCACCTTAGAGCTGTGGGCTCCGAACATTGGCACGGTCAAAGTGACCAAGAAAAAGAAGAGCACCAAGAAAAAGAAGAGCACCAAGTCAAAGAGAAGCAAGAGTAAAAAGAGTAGGACAAAGAGCCCTGCAAGGGATAGCCGGAGCACAAACAGAGCTAAGAAAAGGGCTAGGAAGATAACCAAAAAGAGGTAGGAGGTGAGCGACTTGGGAGAGAAGAAATTGATATCCCCGGAATTTAGGGTGACAGTCGGAGAGTATGAGATCAAGGACGGGGTAGAGGTGGAATGCTTCTCAAGCCGCGAGTCTCATATTGATTGGTGTCGGGTGGAACTGTCACCAAGGCTTCAGGGACTAATACAGTTCAAAGATATGGATGAGGCTCAGGTAGAGCTTGGATATGAGGATGACTTCGATACGCTGATAGATGGATATGTCCGGTGCAACGGAAGTGACTACTGGAAGGAAATCATGATCAAGGATGACATGATGAAACTGGAAAGAGCAACTGTGAAGGGGACGTTCATTGACTGTACACCACAGGATATCATCCGGTACATCCTGACACGGGCAGGAATAACAGCTTACGAGCTGACGGATGAGGTGTACGGCAAGAAAAAAGTCTACTCAATAGAAGAGAAGAGCGGAACGGCTGCAATAGCGGAGATCAATAGCTCATGGGGGATAAGCAACCCATTCTTCTTCCAAGAGAAGATATTCCACTGGGGAACCAAGAAGGAACAAAAAGAACTATATGTCCTCGAAGAGGACGAGACGATCATCTCACTGAATAAGTATGGCGATATGTGGGAGGCTGAGACAATAGCCATCCCGTGGATACACCATAGTCAGGAGGTTATCGTGGAACACAGTAAGTACAGCGGTACCGTGGTTGTCGAGAAGACGATCGTTCGGAGCGATGACTCGGGGGCTGTGCATATGTATATCTATTGGAGGTGATGGACGTGTCGGATATGATGAAGAACTTTGTGAAACAGGAGCTTGATGATCAGATCAAGACAAACTATCCACACATGAGATATCCTCCGTGCATTTATGCGAGGGTGGTGAAGGCTTCCAAGAAAGAAGATGTCTACACCGTTACTCTCAAGATTCTTGACAAAAACAAGCAGACAGACACACGATTCCCGGAGGTTCCAATGGTATCCACGAAGGTTCCTGTGGAATCCGGAGACATCGTGGTTGTGATGCTGCTATACGGAGAATGTGACCCGTATATCGTGGGGAGGTGTGACTGATGCAGATGGTGACAGAAGAGGATGTTGACCTCATGCTTGATGCAGATGGTCAGCCTACAGCCGGGACAGATGGTCAGTCAGAACTTGCTGAAGATGATATGTGTTGGCTCCAAGACCTGAAGAACGAAGCTCTCACGGAGGAAGGAGAACTCTTCTACGAGGATGAGGAGGGCAACGGAAGCTATGGCTTTGGTATGCTTGACTTCGGTCAGGAAGAGTTCGATGAGTTCACAAAGCTTGAGATACAGCAGAGGATAAGGTCGAAGATGTCAAAACGTAGCTACATTGATGCGGCAAGCATCAACATAGATGTGAGCTTTGAGGGGCACAGCTACAAAGCCCGGGTGACATTCAAAAGAAATGACAGCAACACGGTGTATGGCATAAGCATCGAAAGTGACGGAGTGGAGGTGATAGTAGAATGATAGATGAGGACATCATGGAGAAGATCATACCGATTCCTGACGAGGAAGAGGAAATGGAAAACATAGAAGCAGAGCTTGCAGAGGCGGACTTCCCGATCACGAACTTCAAAAAAGGCGGAGTGTTCTATCATATCATCCGGATGTTTGTGACATTGTTTATCGAGCTGAAACAGCTTGCAAGGACGATCTTGAACTCCTGCTTCATCCTCCATGCACAAGGAGATTGGCTTGAGATCAAAGCGGCAGACTTCTCCAAAAGCCTGAAGGAGGCTGTGAAAGCGAGAGGCTATGTGACAGTGTACCGGGCAGAATATGACAATGCCGTACAGGTAACAAAAGGGCATTGCTTCAAGACGGAGCCGGATGCATCAGGTAACGAGCTGAAGTTTTACGCTGTGGAAGATACGGTCATAGATGCCGGAGCTCAGACCGGGAAGGTGCTTGTGGAAGCAGAAGAACCGGGAATCTACTACAATGTAGCACCGGGTAAGATAACTATATCCATGATACATATTGACGGAATGGACTATGTAACCAATGAAAAAGAGTGGCTGATCAGGGAAGGAGCTGACGTGGAAGACTACGAAGACCTGAGAAGCCGATGTACAAGTAGTTGGGCGGAGCTTGCGACAAGAACGATTGAAGAAAAGCTCAGAAACGCTGCAAGGTCAGTGCCGGGTGTACTGGATGCAAGGGTGGACGCACAGCATCCAAGAGGTCAGGGTACCGTTGATATCATCATCACGAGCTCTGCCGGGGAAGCATCACCGGAGCTGACAGCAAAAGTTGAGGAGGCAGTCGAACCTCTGAAGGGACAGTATGCGGACTATCTTGTCAGATCGAGTGAGGTAGTTGTACAGGACATCAATGTGATCATATACCTTGCACAATATGCTTCAACAGATGGAGTAAAAGAGAAAGCACAGAACATCATCACCAACGTCATGAAACTGCCGAGAGATGAGATGAATACCCTGTACAAGGACAGCATCATCAGTGCTTTGTGTGAGATTGAGAACTACAGGAAGACGGTGTTCAAAGCCCCGACAGAAGATATGGAACTCAGTGGAGACAAGGTGATCATGGCAGGGAACATCACCGTGGAGGTTAAAAATGTAAAGGGAGAGTGATAAGATGGAAAGCTTTATATGTGGTACCTCTTCACCTCTCCTTTTAAGAAAGTCAAGAAAACCCTGAATCACTGGTACACCCTGTGCAAAGTGTTCGGGAAAAGACTTGATGAATGCAAAGAAGACCTTCTCCGGGCAAGGGATGAAGGCATGGTTGCAACCTGTAGCGATGAGATGCTCCCGGTACACGCAGCAGATCGAAACCTGAGCAGATACACCGGGGAATCACCGGATAACTTCCGATCACGAATAGCAATGTATGAGGAAGTGTGTCAACTTGGAGGACTGAATGAGGGCATTATCCTCGCAGTAAAAGCTCTTGGATACACCAACCCGGTCATCCGAAGTGCAAGGGACTTCAAAGGTGATACAACGAGGTGGGCGGAGTTCTACCTGATCATTGTCATGGACGTGGATGAAGAACATCCGATCGCCTTTAGTATCCTGAGAAAGACCGTCCGGCAATGGAAAGAGGTTGAAGCCAAAGACAACTACTATATGGAATACAAGACGGAAGTCAAGGAGCCCCACACGGGGGCATTCCAAAGAGTGGACTATAAGAAGTTTATCTACTTCTATGATTATCTGAAACTTGATGGAAAATGGCAACTTGATGGTAGCCATCTCCTTGATGCGGTGGTACATGGTTATCCTACACGAATCGGATATCTGTACCGGAGCAGATACGAGCAGCATTCCGCAGGACTGTCAATGGCATCCTTCCGGAACAAGCATACACTGATCACAACAGTGAGCACAAAGATGGGGTTCCGGGCGTATGCAAATTACTTCGAGGGCTTCTATCTGAAGACGGATGGAAAATGGCAGCTTGATGGCAGCCACACACTGGATGCCTTAATATACAACGGGGGTATCCGGTGGAGCACTGGGTACCGGG